TCTGACGTGCCTGTTCTTCGGGAGACAACTGTAAGTCTAAACCACCTTCGGGAGTAGTAGTTCCTGTAGCCAAACCACTAGTAACGGTGTAAGGTTTAAACTGAGCTAGTTCAGCACCTGTCTGACCAATCTGCTCACCAGTTGCTAAGGCCGCTTGACCCGCCGCTAGTGCGCCTTCCTGTCCTTCCTTACCTAAGTAGTACTGCCCTGCTGTGTCTAATAGGTTACGTCCTGTATTAAATAAACCGTTGCTCATTAGAACGTACCTCCGTTAATGGTTGTTGCCACAAGCTCTCCTGTCACAGTAACTCCTGTGTTAGTTGTCTCTAGTTTCTTACCATTGTTGTAGTAAAGGTCTACAGCCTCGTTTGCAGTACACTCTAGGTATTTATCTGCGTTAGCTCCTTCCCTTGCTTGCATTAGTGTCAAAGTAGTAGCACCCGTAATAACTAAACCACCAGTACCTGTGTCCTCAATGTATGAGTTTGCACCTGTATGGTAGACACTTAAATCGTTACCATTACCAAACTGAGCCTTTACATTGTCGTTAAACGTCATGTTGCCTGTAACGACACCACCGTCTTTATTTAGCTTAGAAGAGATAGCTGACTGAATAGCAGTAAAGTCGTTATCAAAGTCAGCACCTTTAATAATCTTACCTGAGTCACCAGAAGGTAGCGAATCCTTAGCAAGATAGTTAGTTGTATATACGTAATTACTCATTAGAGCAGTCTCCCGATTAGAGCTAGTATGTCAATTTTTTGAATGGAAAAGTTACTGTTGTTAATTACTGCTTCAACACCAAAAGATATAGTAGTGCCTGAGCCGCTTGCGTTTACTGAAGGTCTGTTAATTGTAACACCTGAGTTGTATTCAGCAATCTGAAAGTCGTAGTCAGGAGGTGAAGGAGGAACACGGTCTGGGTCAGGGGTTGTGTCCTGCGAACCAAACTCACTTATACCGAACTGTCCTATAACGTCAGAACCAAATGTAAATGTTTCCTGAGAGTAACTGTCTTCGTAGTCATAACCCCACTTCAGTACTGCTGTAGACAACGCACCACCAATAACAGTAATACGCATCTTTTTCAGGAACTTTTCTTTAGAAGGAGCGCCGAAGTCTTGCTCATTGCTATAGTAGTTCATACGATAGCTGTTTCCTGCGTCCTGATAGCTTCCGTACTGGACGATACCTAGTGTATCCTTACCCATGTATAGGGTGCCGTTAGAAAGCCTCTCAAAGGCTGTAAGGGCTATTGCTGTCCATTTGGTTGCACGATACGAACCGTCCTCTAAAGCACCTCGTAGGTCAAACACATAGACTTTATTAACAGCAGGTAAGGACAATAAGTAAAAGGCATTCTCAGGACTGTACACAGACTTAACACCTGCGGTATCTGAGGGTACATCTGCCATAAGGTCAGAACGTACATTCTTACTGATGTCACGTAATGGCTGTGACTTCTCCTGAATCAAACGGCCTAGCGACATAACACCACGATCAGACAAAAAGATTAAGTCGTCCCCTGTCTGTTGTACGGAGTCTCTAGCAATACAACCAATGTCTATGATGTCCTCAAAAGCCATTGTGGATGACGGAGAAGCCGCACCGTTGTACATAACAACCTGACGCTTACCGAAGATAACCAACCGACCATTAAACTCCGCCAAGGCCACAATGTCGTCAGCCTTCCATACACCACTAATGTCAATAGAACCTGAAGTACCGCCAGTCCATTGATGTCCGCCGTGGTCGCTTGACGCTATGTCGTCCGACCAGTAGACTGTGTGTGTATCGCCTACGATGTCAGCCGCCCATAGACGACCAAAAGCCGCAAGTACTGCGTTAGCTGACGGAGGTGTTCCAGTTGCGTGTTCGTGTCCTGCAATAGTCTCTAGCTCAAAACCAGTGCCGGCGTGGTCATGCCCTAAAAGCGGTAAATGATTCTTTTGAAACAAATAAACATGACCTGCAAGTGTAGCTCCTTGCCAGTGATTAGCTGTAGGAGTGTAACCGCTTGGTGTAGCGTCTGCTAGTGTTGTTGTTCCTGTAAACAGTTTGTTGTTACCTGCGGATACTACAGTCTTAGTTCCGTCATAGTCTACAAATTCATAAATAGTTTCAATAGGATTAGAGCCTAAGCCACCAGTGGATGTAGAAACCTGCGTGTGTCCCTGTCTGGCGGCAATACGACCCTGTTTGTCTATCACACAGTTGTCGGCTTGCTTAGCAAAGTTGGCTGACATACCGACAGGGGAGTCCTGTGTATTCAAGCCAAAGAATGCCGGAGCCGCAACTGATAAGGGTTGTAGTTGTTTACTCATACGTCATACCATATAGTTTCTGTAGGGAAGCGAGCCGCATCCATAGAGATAGCATCAGCCAAGCTAGACTTAGCCAAGGCATACAAAGCCTGAGCGGAAGCACCACCAGTCTCACCACGTTCCTCTGCCGCCATTGCTGTAGCAAACTGAATCACAGGAAGGTAAGGGACAACGATATTATCAGTCGCCGCTGTCATCTCTTCTGACCTGTCTACAACATTAAACTTTAAGCTGTACGCTTTATTAGGGACAGGATAGAAAGCTACACCCATACCACCTACGTTCTCTACGTATCCTGTGTACACATAGTTGCTAGGGACAGAGGCATTAGCTGTGTTGACAAACTTGTCATTCTGTAAGCCTCCCTGAGTCCCTGCGTTTACATAACATTTCTCAGTACTGTTACTCACTGACAATGTTTTAAACATCTGTGACACACCACTAAGGTTGTACTCACGTTGGTCTGCTACAGTGTCTACAGCTATTTCCTTACGCAGTACTGACCAATCCCACGAGTCCTCTACGAGACGTACAGCGTCATTAACGTAGTCTCCTACTAGCTTAGCGTAGGTAGTGGACGTAACGGAAGCTACTTCGTCCTCTCGAAGCCTACGTAGTACTCTGTTTATTGCATTTAAATAATTCATCCAAATAGGTTCCTGTTATCAAAGTCACTTGCAAAGGGGTTACTGTCTATATCTTCCACTAATTCTTGTGGTGCTTGTCTTGGTTGTGTACGTCCTACGTCCGTAAACTCAACAGGAGAGAACTTAAACAACTCTGAGCTAAACAAACCGTCCGTAGTACGTGTTCCTGACGGCTGTGCCGCTAGAGCGCCTCCTCCTGTCAGTAGAGCGTCTTTAACAGGCTGTAGTAGGTAGTCATCAATACCTCTACCAATGGTCTGTACAGGCTCTTTAAACGGCTCTGCGGCGTCTGCTATGCTAGAGCCTACGTCTCTTACTACATCTTCCGTAGCAGACCCTACGTCACCTATTGTAGACAATACTGGGTCAGTTACATCGCCTATCTGTGAACCTACATCACGAACACCTGACGCTAGATTACTAACTACATCACCGATAGCACCTAAGTCAATGTCTATGTCAGGAGCATCCGGCAGTTCTATACCAAAACCACCACCTTCCTTAACATACTCCGCTAAGCCTGACTCTAGTGCGTCCTGTATGTTACCACCACCTGCTACAGTTCCTATGGCTTCCTCAACACCAGACATAAAGTCAGGGTCATCCAACAGTTCCTGCGGTACACCTGCCTTTCCTAGTGCGTCTGCTACTGCTTCTGCCCCTCCTGCTTCCAGTATAAGGTCAGTAGGGTCTCCTGTAATTGCTGACGTAACAGCCGCTTGAGTTAAGTCTGTACCGATGTTAAACTTATTCATACCAAACGATGCGAGATTAGCCCAGTCTTCAGACTTTAGTGTCTCACCTGATGCCAGTTTTATACCAGAAAACAAAGCCTCTGATTGACCTCCTGTTGCAACATTAGCAATTAAGCGAGCACTGGGGATAATAAATTGGTCTCTAAACTGTACCCACTCAGAGGAATCAGGGATAGGCTCATTAGCTACACCCATTCTATCAAAGTACTGTAACTGCTGTATTGAGTTAGCTGTTTTAGGATAGTAAATATCTTCAAACGCAACACCAAAAGTCTCAGGGTCTTCAGGATTACCCACTACTAATATATTGTCGCCTGCTTCGTAATCAGAAGCGTTAGGGTCTCTATAAATACTGTCTATCTTGTCAGAACCACGGGGAGCTTTAATTTCAAAAAGAAAGCTATTGCCTCCTGTCTTCTTTTCGTTTAAGTTGTA